CTCCGCGCTGCGTGGGGCGTTGATGGTGAAGCGAGCGACCCGCAACTCATGCTCTCTTCCCTCGATGCAGAAAGGGTCGAGGATCGTGTCCACCCTGTTAAGGTCGATCCACTCCTCGCCACCGTCCTCATCCATGATCTGGACCTCGTTATTTTCGAGAGCCGTATCAGTTACCAATCCCCAAGTGTTACCATCAAACACTACCTCGCTACCGTTGCAGATGCTTTGCTTAACTGTCATGCCTGTAGTATAGCACACCCTGAGCTAATCGCAAGACAAAAGATGCATTTTTAACAGTTTTTTTTCTTAATTATTTACTTGACAAACACCCCCCCCATTTCTGAAAAACTAAGAGATCTTAACTGCCCAATATGCCGGGGGGGAGTCTTTTTTCAACCTCTCATCGTTGATTTCCCATATGTTAGTGTAATAACAACAAATGACCTACACCAATTTACCAATTTATATTGGTCAAAAGAACCAATCAACAATTGCTGGAACTGTAGAGGAAACGGGGGCGGCTATAGTTGCCATGAATGTATCTGTTGATTATCCTACTCAAACAAACCCCAAAAGACTGCTAGGCAAAAGCATTGATGCGAACGATCAGTTTTTATTTGACGGAGCGTCTGAAGTTGGTCTTTCGTTTACGTTGTTGGCGCACACCAGCTTACCAGCTTCGTCTGAGCAGACGTATGCCTTTTTGACTGATCATAAATTAGGTAGTGCTACTGGAACTAATTTTTTTCCTGTGCGAGTTGGCAATAATTTATTTGGCAAGTGTTTTTTAGATAATTTTAGTATTAATGCGCGGCCATTTGAGCCTGTGACCATAGATGTGAAGATGACATCTTATGATCCTCCGAGAAACCACACTATAAGTGGTGATAATTCCCTGCCTGATACCGCAGGGGGACTGGAGGATCTTTTAGACAGTAACAAGTTAGCATACGGACACACGGTGAGTGTAAGTAACGGAGACCAAGTTGTGAGCGAGAAGATATTATCGAGCATATCATTTAGTAAAACTTATTCAAGAAGACCAATATACAAGTTAGGAGATGTGAGGGCATCGGAATTCTTTGTGGATACGGTGGACAGTGAGATGAGGATAGAATCAACAGGCTTAGAAAGACTTATTGATCATAGTGGTCGAAAACTCACTAGCGATCTTACTTTATCGGTTAAAGATTATGCTGGTCAGCAGATAAACCCATTTGGTGGCGGTTTAGGTGGGGCTGGGCTTGTGAGGGCGACAATGAGTGCTGGATCTAGAGTAACTGCACAAAATTATGGAATACAGGGTGGAGAAACTTTGATTGCAAATGCGACAATTAGAGAGGTTATTGTGTAATATAAGTAAATATCATGGCTCGCAAGAAATCTGAATCGAAGGGTTCATTGGAGCTTACAGCACCATTTGAACGATCCATTAAGTTTAAGCACCGCGAATTTAAATTTACGGCAAAACAGCAGCGATTTTTAAAAACAGCACTAGACCCCGAAACAAAAATTATATTTGTATCTGGGCCAGCAGGTAGTTCTAAGACCTACATGGGTGTGTATGCGCTGTTGCAGCTTATGCAGCAAGACTTCAACAAAGACCTTATCTACATTAGGAGCATCGCAGAGAGTGCGGATAAGGGTTTAGGCAGTTTGCCGGGAGACATTGCTGAAAAGTTTGATCCGTTTTTGATGCCCCTTTACGACAAGATGGAGGAAATCTTATATGAAGGGGATATGATCTATTTAAAAAACAAAGAAAAGATCTCTGCTGTGCCAGTAAACTTTCTGCGAGGTGCAAGTTGGAGAGATAAATTAATCTTTGCTGATGAGGCGCAGAACTTCACGAAGAAGGAGTTGACTACCTTGACTACAAGAATAGGAGAAAATACTAAAATAATCATAGGTGGCGACTTCATGCAGAGCGACATTAACGGAAAAACAGGATTTAAAGAGTTTTTTGACATCTTCGATGATGACGAATCAAAAGAAATGGGCATCCACACGTTTTCTTTTACTTCTAGAGATATTGTTAGGAGTGAAATTCTAAAATTCATCATAAAGAAGCTAGACATAAAATAAATTAATTAGAAAAAAATACTCACGGCCCTATATTTTATATATGAACCATGTCTTTTGCACACAGTGTGGTCACAAGATAGAGTTTAATCATTCCAAGCCTAATTTTTGCCCTAAATGTGGCACTCCGACAAATTCCGTTTCTGAGGCATCTGCCCCAGTTAAGATCGTAAGAGAAACAGTCGATGATAAAAATTTAAAGGATGATGAGACATCTGTTGATGAGCTGCCAAACATCACCGAATTAAAAGTAGACATACAAGCTGAAGGAGACAACAGCACGTTTACCTTCGGCTCTTTGTTTGGCGAGAACAACGAACCAAAGCGAACCCGCAGACGCAGTAAAGATGTAAATGACTTTATTGATGAAAAAAAGAGGCGGTAAAAGCTTTGAAGAGTGCATAGACATAATTGATACCGCCATTAGCAAGCAACAGTCTAGGTGGCGGCTAGATTCTATTAACTGGTTTGACTTTGAAGATGTTCGCCAAATCATAAAGCTCCACATATACAAGAAATGGCACATGTGGGATCAAAAAAGGCCATTAGAGCCTTGGTTGGCCACCATAATATCCAATCAAATTAAAAATCTTATAAGAAATCACTACGGCAACTATGTAAAGCCGTGTGTGGGTTGCCAACACGCATTAGATGACACTGGATGCTTGTTAACTAGGTCAAAAATACAGGACTCTGAATGCAAAGACTATAAAAACTGGGAGCAGCGTAAGAAAAGCGCGTTTTCATTAAAGATCCCAGTTTCGACAGAGCATCACGATCATGAGATATCATCTAAGCCTCAACAAGACTTCTCCTACGAGAACTCGCTAAGAAAGCTCAACAAGCACATGGAGTCCTCTTTGAGTGAAATCCACTACAAAGCTTACTGCATGTTGTTTTTTGACAAATGCTCTGAGGAGGACGTTGCGAAGTTTATGGGTTACAAGACAAATGAGAAGAAAAGAAAAGCGGGTTACAGACAGGTTAAGAACTTAAAAAAGCTTTTTATGCAAAGAGCCGCCGAAATAATCCAAGAATTTGATATAATAATTGATGAAACTGACTTCTGAACAAGAGGATTTTTTAAAAGAAGAGTCCAAAAGCACAACTGACCTCAATCATCTTACAAAAAGATGTTTTGATGACGATTCTTTGGATGGGAGGTCTAAGCAGGGAAGGTTAGTCAGGGCTTTTTTGATAGAACAAGGCATAAATTTCAAGACAACCAAGAGAGCCAAGAAAAAAAAGATAGAATTTACGGACTCTCAAAAGCAATTCATTATACAGCAAGCTCAGATGGGTTTGTCATCTGTGAGAATAGCGGAGTTAGTCTTCTCTAGAGACATCAAACCCCTAAGTGTGGAGCAAAGGGCGGTCTTGAAATACATACAAGAAACCAATCCAGACTTTATTCCTTCTCAAGACGGTGCAGCACTTCATAACTACGCCCCACCCAAATCTCCCTCTCGGATTGTTAAGAAAATCAATGATGCCACTGGGTTAAACTTAGACGACTCAAAACTAAATAGACAATACCAGATCTGTGTAGAGAGATTGGGCATTAATCTTAATAATTCTAGATTTATTAAAATTGTTAACAACTACTTAGACAAAAGCGACAGAGAATTATTTGAACAGGAGTTCACTCGTCTAACGTGGGACAAACCTGACTTAACGGCAGATGAGATCAACCTGTATCTCAATGTCTGTAAGGAGATCATCAATTTGGAGGTTATCAGTAAACATCTGAACAAGCTTAACGATATGTTTGATGTGGCAGATGACCAAACGGAAATGTCTGTGCGGTTAGCGGAAATTATTAAGGCTAAGAGTTCTGAGTATCATCAATGTGAAAGCAGAATAGAAAACCTTACCAAAAAGCTTCAAGGTGACAGGGCTACAAGGATGGCTGCGAGAACAAAGGAGAATGCTTCTATTTTATCAATTGTCCAATTATTTCAAGAAAAAGAAGAAAGAGATAATATGATAAGGATAGCTGAGATGCAAAAAGAAACAATCAAAGAGGAAGCTGAAAGGCTTGAGGGAATGGCTGAGTGGAAGGCTAGGATTTTAGGTATAGGGCAAGAAGATGTCATTTAAATGTAAAGAATGTGGAAGAGAGTTTAACACCCTTAGAAGCTTACACGCTCATATAAAGAGCCATGATTTGCTTCTGGGGGATTACTACGTCAAACACTTTCAAAGGCGTAACAAGCTAACTGGAGAGCTTCTGCCCTTCAAGAACTACAAGAGCTACTTCGAAAAGGACTTCACGCACCCCGATCAACTTATCGAGTGGTGCGAACGCTCCCCGGATGATGAGGTGCGGGAGTATATAATTGATATACTATCAAAACGCATAGAGAAAAAAAGTCTTGCTCATGGTCCTAGTAATCTAGATCTTATTACTGCTGGGTTGCCACCCGTGGATTTATATAAAAAATATTTCGGTAGTTATACTACTGCGTGTGAAAAATGCGGTGTTAAACCATTTTTAAATAAACTACTGCCGAAAGAGTTTCATGGCGATTTCTCAAATGTCCAAATATTGATTGATACTAGAGAGCAACAACCACTAGTGTTCAAGAACTCCAAGAAACAAAAATTAGATGTTGGAGATTATGGGGTCAAGGGAGAGCTTTATGATTATACTTTTGTAGACCGAAAGAATTTTACTGATTTCTGTGCTACGGTGACGGCCCATTACAAAAGGTTTGCAAAAGAGCTGGATAGATGCAGGGATCTGGGGTGTTACATGTTTGTGGTCATTGATGAAAATTTCGACAACATGGAAAAGGTCAATAAAAAAAGCTATAAAAAGTTCAAGCTTGATTATGTCTACCACAACATGAGAGAGCTACAAAATGAGTATTCCGACTGCTGTCAATTCGTGTTTTCTGGCTCAAGAGAGTATAGCTCCTTTCTGATCCCAAAATTATTGATTCTAGGGAGAAATATATGGGAGGTCGATATGCAATACTTTTGGTCTAAACTATTAACAAAATATGAGTTGGGACACAGGAGAGCAAGAGTCTAGAAACAGGTTTCCTAACATCAATCAAGAGATTCTCGAAAAGAAGGGATTTTTAGATGACGATGAGGCTAGGATTTTGTTCTATAAGTTTTTGCGGCAAAACCCCTCGTTCGCCGCAGAACTAATAACAGGTATAAAACTGTTCCCGTTCCAACATATGGCTATTAAGGCCATGATGGAGACCGATTACTTTTTGGGCATTTGGTCCCGTGGAATGTCCAAAAGCTTCTCTACGGGCGTTTTCGCGCTATTAGACGCTATTTTAAATCAAGGTGTCCACATTGGGATTATCTCCAAGTCTTTCCGACAGTCCAAGATGATCTTCAAGAAAATGGAGGAGATATCTAAAAGTCCGAAGGCTACTTTTTTGGCTCAGTGCATAACCAGAGTATCTAAACAAAATGATGAGTGGGTAATGGAGATAGGTAGAAGCAAAATCACAGCTCTACCTTTAGGTGATGGTGAGAAGTTGAGGGGTTTTCGTTTCCAGAGAATGATTATTGATGAGCTTTTACTTATGCCAGAAAAAGTTCTAAATGAGGTTATTATGCCCTTCTTGTCTGTTGTAGATAATCCTACAGAAAGGCAAGAGATATATGACCTAGAAACCCAGATGATCGAGCAGGGGAAAATAAAAGAAGAAGAGAGAACTAAATGGCCTAACAACAAAATTATTGGTTTATCTTCCGCTTCATACAAGTTTGAGTATCTTTATAAGTTATACAATCAATACGAATCTTTGATTCTTGGCAAAAACGATCAAGATGGGGCGCACCGAGTAATAATGCACTTCAGTTATGATTGCGCCCCAGAACAGCTTTATGATCAGAACTTGGTTAGTCAGGCGAAAGCTACGATGAGTCAATCTCAGTTTGACAGGGAATTTGGGGCAGTTTTCACAGATGACAGTTCTGGATATTTCAAAGTAAGCAAAATGGCTGCTTGCACGATCCCTGACGGAGAGGGCCAGTCTGTGGAGGTTATCGGCAACCCAAAAGACGAATACATATTAGCCATAGACCCATCTTGGTCTGAGAGCGAATCGTCTGATGATTTTGCTATGCTCTTAATCAAGCTAAACAAAGACACCAAAAAGGGGACTGTTGTTCATGGTTATGCGATATCGGGGACTAGTTTAAAAGACCATATAAAATACGCGGCTTACGTTTTAAGGTATTTTAATATTGTTGCAGTGGTTGGTGACTACAATGGCGGTGTGCAATTTGTTAATTCTTGTAACGAGAGCGATATATTTAAAAGTTATAATCTAAAGCTGGGAGTCATTGATGCAGATGTGGACAACCATAAAGAGTATGACAAAGGACTGCGTAAGCTTAGAAACCAATACAATAAAGAAGAAAGAAAGTTTGTTTTCTTAAGGAAGCCTAGTTCACAGTGGATTCGATATGCAAATGAATTGCTACAGGCATCATTTGACCACAAGAGAATTTTCTTTGCCGGGGCAGCTATGGACGATGACTATCATAATCAAAGAAAAGCTAGCATCCCAATAAAAGAAATAAAATTCATAAGGAACTACGAAAATGTAGCAGCAAACTCAAGAATGATTGATTTTGTCGAACACCAAAAAGATATAATGGATTTAATCAAGGTTCAGTGTGCATTAGTTCAAGTGACAACTTCATCTCAAGGGACTCAGAGTTTTGACCTTCCTATGAATCTTAGAAAGCAGAGAGGTGCAGATAAAGCCAGAAAAGACTCATATTCTTGCTTAGTCTTGGGGAATTGGATGATGCAGATATACTTTGACATGGTTAATGCCAAAGATGATAGCGGTCAGTCCACTTTTATGCCCATGTTCATAAACTAACTTTTTAAAAAGTTAAAGTTAACTTTCTGACTTTTAGGTGTATAATAGTTAAATGGCTAAAAGAAAATACACTAAAAAATCTGATTATTGGGACAAATTCAATAAAACTAAGCCAGCCACCGCTTCGGTGGATTCTCAGACAGAACCGGATCTTTTAGGGGAGCCATTTTATGTTTCGTCTGCATCTGAGATGGAAATCTCCAAGGCTGGATATACTAGGACTCCAACTAGGGATAAGGTAAGCAGGATAAACAGAGCGGCTATATCTAGCACCACTGATAAATACTCAAGTATAAGGAACGGGATGCTTCCGTATCAGTTTTCCTTAGATGGTGTCAATATCCGTATGGCTATTGAACTATGCCAAAAAGCTTATGCAAATGTAGCAGTGTTTAGAAACGCGGTCGATATCATGGCTGAGTTTTCTAATACGGAAATATTTCTTGAGGGAGGCACACAAAGAAGCAGATCTTTTTTTGAGAATTGGTTCAAAAGAATAAATCTCAACAACCTAAAAGACCAATACTTTAGAGAGTATTACAGAAGCGGCAATATTTTCTTGTATAGAATCGACGGTAAATTCAAAGTCGAAGATTTCAGCAGACTGGTAAGAACTATTCCTTCTCAAAGTGAGGTAGAAAACACAATACCAATGCGATACATTGTGTTGAATCCTTTCGATATTGTAGCCAAAAGAGCCTCAACATTTTCTACCGGGGCTTATGAAAAAGTATTATCTGAATACGAATTATCTAGATTGCAGAATCCTATCACAGAAGAGGATCAACAAATTTTCGATAGTTTGCCACAAGATATGAAGGACGGAATCAAAAATGGTTCCTATTACACAACCGGACTAAAGATAGAGCTAGATCCGAAGAAATTGTCTTACTCTTTTTATAAGAAACAAGACTATGAGCCATTTGCTGTGCCTTTTGGGTTTCCGGTTTTAGAAGATATCAACGCTAAGTTGGAATTGAAGAAAATGGATCAAGCGATTACAAGGACGGTTGAGAATGTAATACTTTTGATCACTATGGGGACTGAGCCAGATAAAGGCGGGATAAATGCTCAAAACCTTATGGCTATGCAAACACTGTTTAAAAACGAAAGTGTTGGCAGGGTTTTGGTCTCAGATTATACAACCAAAGCAGATTTTATTATTCCAGACCTCAATAAAGTTTTAGGCTCTGAAAAATATAGAGTCTTAAATGAGGATATCAAACAAGGTCTACAAAACATAGTTGTAGGTGAAGAAAAATACAGCTCGACCCAAGTAAAAGCTAAAATTTTTATTGATAGGTTGAAAGAGGCTAGAAATGCATTTGTCCATGATTTCTTGCAGAAAGAAATAAAGAGGATAGCTAAAAACTTAGGATTTAGATCTTTCCCTCAAGTTGTGATGAAAGATATCGACATGAGGGACGAAACTCAGCTTATGAGGGTCTCGACCAGATTGATGGAGCTTGGAGTTATCACGCCGCAGCAGGGAATGGAGATGTTCCATACTGGGAAGTTCCCCAATGCAGAGGATATCGCCCCGTCACAAGAGCGGTTCATAGAGGAAAGAGAAAAAGGTTATTACAATCCTATTGTCGGCGGCGTTCCAATGATTGAAGAGAAAGAGGAGACTCAGGACAAAAACCAGACAAACCAAGAGGCTGGTAGACCAGAGGGAACCACTGATATTCCATTATCTGAGTCTAGCTACTCAAGAAAAGCTATCCAGTCTACCGTTGGTTCATTGGAAAGTTTTAGGGAAAAAACTAAGTCTTTGATGAGGGAATCAATGAATATAAAGCGGTTTGGCAAAAAGCAAAACCAGATACTCGACAAACTGTGCGAGTCTGTTGTTTGTTCTTCAGAACTAGAAAATTGGGAACAAAACGCCATTTCCTGTGTAAACAATATAGAAAATTTGGAGTCGTTAGATATTCTGCCTGAGATTTTAGAGATCTCTGCAAAGCACGAATTAGATAACTATTCCGCAGCTATATTATATCACAGTAACCATGTCGTATAAATACACCACTAAGTTTGACGCTATAATTTCTCCTTGTGAGATAGGAGAGGCATCTTTTATTTCTTTAGCATCACTAGATAATTTACAATCACTTGTTCCGAAGGGGATTAATTTCGAAGAGAATATTGATTTGATGGGGGTCGCATTTAATGCGGCTGTCGTTAACATTTTTAACAGAAATGGTGATGGGATTGATTCTGAGACTGCTGCCAGATTTACAAAGAATTTTATTCACAAGCCAACTAATATCGAACACGACAAAGAGAAAATTGTTGGTCACATAGCATCAGCCGGATTCAGCGAATATGGCACTAACAAAATTATAGGTGAAGAAACAATCAAGAATCTTAAAAAACCTTTTAATATTGCTTTAGGGGCTGTTGTTTACAAGTCAGCGAACAAAGCTTTTGCGATGGCTTTACAAAGGTCTGTGGACCCCGAGGATTCCTATCATAATAAGATCTCAGCTAGTTGGGAAGTTGGCTTTACAGACTATAATTTAGCGGTTGGGAGCAAGAAATTAAGCGAGGCTCGCATTATAACGAACGAGGAGGAGAAAGAAGAATTAAAGGGAAGATTAAAGGCTTACGGCGGTAACGGTAAAACTGAAAAAGGGGAGAGTATATATCGTTTGATAACTGGCAACATTTATCCACTTGGGATCGGATTCACTGTAAATCCAGCGGCAGATGTTAAGGGCGTTTTCGCTCCACCGGAAGAATATCAGACTGCTACACCTAAAGATAGCGAAGAGAAAAAAATTTCACAAAATCAATTAATAAATGTAAAGACTAGAAAGAATAGTCCTATGGAAGAATCAATTATTTCAGAACTTAAGGATCTTCTTGTCGAAAAGAAGTTTTCAAAAGAGGCTGTAGCCTCGATGACTAGCACTTTCGCAGACGCAATTAAAGAAAAAGACGAAGAATATCGTAAGGATCTTAATCGCGCTCAAGAAGAGAAAGAGGCTTTTGCAAAAGAGAGTGAGGAACTTAAATCTTCTGTAGAAGAGTTAAAGACCAAATTCGAAGAGTCTCAGAAGAAAATCGCAGAATTCGAAGCTGCCCACAAAGCTGAACAGGCCGTGGCTAAGTTCAACGAGCGCATGGATGTCGTTGATCAGCAGTTCGATCTTGAAGACGATGATAAACAATTTTTAGCAAATGAGCTTAAAGAGCTTGACGAAACCGACGAGGCTTTCGCTTCTTTCCAAGAAAAACTCAATGTTGTTTGGAAGCATAAGAGCAAAGAAGCTAAGGCTGAGTTCGACAAGCAGATCGAAGCTCGTATTGCAGAGGAAGTTGAGAAAAGAATTGCCAAGGCTTCTGGCGAAGAGAAGACCGAGGAAGAAGTTCTTGACGATGTGGAGTCCTCCGAGGCTACCATTTGTAACTCTAACGAAACAGTTTCCCGCGAGGAGAAATCCCTGCGCGAAAAATTTTCTGCGGCTTTCGACCGTAGCAACATTGAAATCTCTTAAAACTTAACACACACAATATCATGGCACTCAGAATTTTACCATTCAGACAATATGACGAGAATGATGTGGTTAACTTGTTTGCTCTTGCCCCCGGCAAGGAAAACGACTCAACCACTGAATCAGATGCTGGTGATGGAGACGCTGGTGTTTTTGTGACCGTTGCTTCTGGCAACTTTGGCAAAGATCCCATCGAATACACCACCAACAGTTATCTCGGAAAAACGGATTACCCATTTGTTGGTCGCAATCAGTATCCTAGCGTGACGCTGAAATGCACCCCTGCTGTTGCGGACGGACCTCCACCTTTGGGTCTTACGCTTCTTCAGACAGCTAAAAACGACGAAAACGGAGAGAAGCTTCTCTACAACCCTCAGAAGAGGGCAGAGCTTCAGGCCGTTCTTCCCGGTCAGGCTGTTCCAATCTTAACCAAGGGTATCGTTACTCTTACCGCTGATGCTTGCGCTACGCACTTTACGACTCACACTGTGGGAACCGGAGTGAAGATTAGTGCTGAAAGCGGGAAACTCACAGGTTGCAGACCTGATACTGACACCGCTAAAATCGGAATCATTATCGGAACTGGCGACAGGACGGCTCAAACTGAAAACGATCAGTTTGCAGGAAGCGGAACTGAAAAGTATATCGTTGTAGCCCTTGGTCTTTAATTTTTAACCTTATTTACCTATGAAAATTTCTCTTAAAAGAACTCCAGAACAGGTAGAGCTTATTAAAGCTATGGCTTCTCGCAACCGTGCAGTTGCTTACGAAGCTCAGGTTGCTCTTGCAGAATTCATCGGGCCAGTTTTGGCCGAGGTGATTAACAACGCTCCTACTCTTAGTAATCTCTTTACGACCCTTCAGTTTAACGCTGATGATAATCCTTCGATTCCTCTTGATCTCTATTTTGACATCACGGATGAGGATTACGTCAAAGTTTACAGCACTGCTGCGGCGGGTGGTCTTCCACAGAATCAGGTGCTTCCCACCGCTTCTGAGATGAAGATTGCTACTTATAGCCTTGACTCTGCGCTTAGTTTTGATCGCCGTTATGCCGCCAAGAGCCGCATGGACGTTGTGAGCAAAACTTTCACGCGCCTTGCTCAAGAAGTCCTTCTCAAGCAGGAAAGAATCTCAGCTAACCTTATTATGGGTTCGCTTGCTGACGCCAGCACTAATTCGCTGAGTCACGTTCTTCGATGCAAGACTGATGGGCAGGTTCTTCTTCACGACTTGAACACCCTGCTTACCAGAGCCAAGAGGATTAACACTTCTTGGGCCAAGGGAACTCCCGCAAATCGTGCTGGAAGAGGCGTAACCGATCTTATCGTTTCTCCCGAGGTGACTCAGGAGCTTCGTGCGATGGCTTACAATCCAATCAATACGAGAGGTTCCAACACTGATATCCCTGCTACTGACGAACTCAGAAATCAGGTTTACAACAGTGCTGGTATCCCCGAGTTCTACGGTATCTCCATCATGGAGATTAACGAGCTTGGTGCTGCTCAGAAGTTCAACGACATCTTTGATGCCGCTGCTGGTTCTAGCACGTTCACAAAAGCTGACGGTGGCGAAGCTGATGTCTTCGACGGTGCAGCTAACAAGGACGAGATCATTGTTGGTCTTGATCGCTCTCGCGATTCTCTTGTTCGTGCTGTCGCTCTTGACGAAGAGAGCGGAGGCGAGTTTAACCTCGTTGCTGATGATCAGTATAGCATTCGTCAGAACAAGATTGGCTACTATGGCAGTCTTGAAGAAGGACGCATGGTTCTTGATGATCGCGCTCTTGTCGGTCTCATCGCTAGCGGAGTTGCATAATTCTTAACAACTATTATAAAAGCCGCCTTCCTGATGGGGGGCGGCTTTTTTTGTTTAAAATTTCACTGTAAGCATTACTATTAGTTATGGATGATAAAGATTTGGAGAAGTATAAAACCCAACTTAAAAGCTATAAAAAAGCTGTAAACGCAATGGATGTTTCATACGGCGTGGATAGAGAGCAGCAGGAGGAGGCGGTTGGTGAGGTAGAAATCTCAAAAGCTGTAGAACCTAAAAAGTCTAAAGGTTTGGTTGAAGAGCTTGAGGAAATGAAGGCTAACGGCCTGACTGATACTGATGAGTTTAGAAAGAAGCAGACAAGGCTTGAAGAAATTTTAGGTGTTGATACTATCAATCCTTTTGGAACAAATGAGCTAGACATTTTTGAAGAGAAGTTAGGCCATATGACTTTTAGCGACATGCAGTCTTTAGCTCAGAGAGTTGGCTTGAACCCATATCACTCAGAGTCAAAGTTGAAAAAAACTTTAATCAAAGAGTTCAAATTCAAGAACAGAAACAACAGTAGAAACATTCTGCCTTCTAGCCCTAAACCTGTTTTTGATCCACAAAACCCTAAACACGCTGAGTTACTTAAAAAGTTAGGCGATTTGTGATTTTTAGTGTAATCATAGGTATATGAGTATATTAGGGGACTTATCGCAAGATATATTAGACAACGAGTTTGATGGTGATACTGATATAGCCACCACAGGTGCAATTAGTGGATGGTTAGAGGCTAATCTTGGCAGATTAAATTCTTTGATCTATACTAATTATAGTGGTAGTGGCGCAGATTTGGACCTAGAAGCGCAGTCTATACACAAGGAGCTGTATTTGTATCATTACTATACAAAACAGTCTAGGAACTCTCTGAGGGGGATTACAAGGTCAACAGGAGAGATTCTGTCCATATCTGATCAAAACAACTCGATTACCTTCGTAAACAGAAACGAAGTGTCAAAAGTATATCGTGGTCTCGCTAGCGATTCACAGGGAAGAATTGATAGGTTGGTTGCTCATTACAACATTTACCAAGCAGAGCCTCTGCAAGTCGGTGGTATTGAGGGTAGTTTTTACACTGGGCAGAATAGTTAATTATCCGTGTGATAATTTAATCATATCCTCCATGCTCAGTTTGCCGCCTTTCTTTTTAAGGGCATCGGAAAGGGAAACTCCTCCTTTTTTAGTCTCAGGCGCTATGACGCTCATGTCTTCTTTTGTCGCTCCAAAAACCATAGATGCATCAGCATCGTCCTTGATAAACTTAGAGTTAGAATCTTTATTTCTTTGAGCCTCTGAAAATGCAAGCAGTTTCTCAGGGTCTTCTTTTATATTATCTGGGATATTTTCGGTGTGTTGGAATATATTAAAAAACATTCTACCAAATACAGCTACTTTTAACTGATGAACGGATAGTTTTGTTATCGGCTTGCCATAAAAACCATAAACATTTTCACACTGAGACATATACATGCTGAAGAACGGTCTTAACACGGCGTTTTGTAAGTTTGTCTCACTTAGCCTTTCTGCTATTTTATTTTGTTCTGAGTTGATTATAAGAAGCTCAATATCGTCTATCTCATCGAACTGCTCTTCGGAGAAAAAATTGTTTTTTAAATCAGGAGAATCAAAAATAAAATACCTTATCATTTCTTGAGAGGCTCTAGATGATGCGTAATCCTCTGCCGTTTTGCCTACAAGTTCTTTTCTTTTTTTCTGTAACTTTATAGATTCAGCTTCTTTTTCCTCTATGTCTTTTTGGAAAGATTCTTTTTGCGATGGGACAAAAAGCTTTTTCTTGGTTTGTTTCAAGTTTTCTATCTCCAGAGATAGAGATTTTATTTTACTCTCATCTGAACTAGACCACATTTCATCTTTATTAAGACGAGCTAAAACATCCTCTTCTGAGTCAACGCCTCTTTTGATAGCTAAATCTTTATACTTTTCGTAGTATTTGTGAAGATATCTTTGGTCTTGAATCGACACATGTTTTACAAAGGCAGGTGTGCCTCCGAACTCAATTTCAGAATAGCCGTCGAATATCTCTCCTATTATGGAGACATAGAATTCTTCGTTCACAGCTCTCCAGCTTCCATCTTCTTAATCAACGCATCAAACTCATCTGGAGTAGAAGCCTGATTAAAGAACCAAAAAGCTAAAATTGTGGAGACTTTTTGGATAAGCGCAAAATAAAACTCATCCTCAGATTCTTCTAGTTTATGGTAAGATTTGATTTTTTCCTCAAAATCCTCACCTTCGAAGTAACGATTGAACTTGTCAGACTCATCGTCATATACGCGAGTCAAGTTAAGAACATACCACAGAAGAAGCCTGTTCTGCGCTTTAATATCTGCGGTGTGGTCAAATAAAGACGAAAATGTCGATTCCATTTCGACAATCTCTTTTCTTGTAATAGCTACTTCCTTTTTTACCTTCTCCAAACGGTCTTTTTGTTTTTGTGTTTTCTTAGTAGCAGAATCAAGCCGCACATACTCATTTTGAAGATCAAGAGCGTCTTTATAAAGTTTTTGGTATTTTTCTGCATCTTCTTCGCTAAACAATCCTCCTGTGTCGCTATATTTTTTAGCCAACATAGCTTTAGTTAAAATACCTTTCTTGATGCACCTACTCATCTCGATAGAGTATTCTAACTCAGCCTCTTCAAGTTCGCGCCTAGATGGGCGCTTAATTTGGACCTCAATGGGCTTTTTTTCCTTAACCTTTCTTTTGGTTATGGTTACCTCGCCAGTTTTTTTGTTGGTTCTTTTAGACTCTTTTTCAGTCTCTACTTCCTTGTCTAAAGTAAATTGATAAAGTGTTTTTGCTTCCATTGCCTTTTTCCTACTTAAATATAAATGATATCTGGTAATTTTCTAGCTCTTCTTGCAAATTTCTTATCGAAGAATTGCCGTAGTCTAAGATTCTTTTCCTAATCCAAGCCATTTTTTCGGACGTAAAATGATCGGCGGTGTCTATAACTTCATGATATTCTTTA